TGTTTGGAATGAATATGGGACGAATGGTACAAATCCCTCATCAACGTTTACAATCTTGACATAGTGTTCAATAAAATATTCTGGGTCACCCGCACACTTTACCCACTCATCTACTTGGTCTTGCGTGAACTGAGTTGATATGTTTGCTCTTTTTAGATTTGGGTTACCGAGATAGTTTTCACTCACTGTCTTCTACCCTTGCACCTTTTGCGAGTTGTAAAAGTTGTTTCTGTAACTCTTTTGTACTACCAACGAATACTGTATTGTTCTGTACTGCTTTTGCTGGTCCAGCGTATTCTTCTTTGTCCAATTCTTTCTTTTGCTTATGAACATCAAGTAGTTCTTTGTTTGCATCAACCATAGTTTTGATTAGCGTAGATGCAACTTCATATGCACGAGGTTGTTCACTCTCTTTTGCAAGTTGCAAGATACCGTCAACTGCGTCTTCACCTTTTTCGATAAGTTTCGCAATATTAGATTTTGCCTTTACAAAATCTTCATCAGCATCTACATTAGAACTAGGAATAATTGAAGGTGCTAAGATTTCTTGCTCTGCTTCAATAATTTCTGAGTTAATGTTTAGTGCATCTTCTAGTTTTTCTTCTACTGTTTTTCTCATTCTGTAATCACCTTATTATTACGGAGCCTCGCCAGCGGCGGTACTCTCAGTAAATCCAAAGTCGCCTGTAGTCAAACCATTTGCGTCATCTGCGGTTGAAGTCGTTGTTGCACCTTCAAACTGACCATCGTTAAACTGATTTTCGCCTATTGTGCTTACAACGGCAGATGTGACAAGTTGACCTTCACGGACTGCGCCGTAGATATTACTCTTCATTGTAAAAGATAAAGACCATATCAATGAACGTCTTGTTTCAAAATCACCATCATAAACATCTTCTTGTTGTAAACTGTTTAGAATGATTGGAATGTCTCTTGTTATTTCCAACTCAGGAAACTCTTTAATTGTTACATTAAAATGTGGTGTGAAGTATGGCAAAATCTGTTCAAGTATCTGCGTACCATCTTCAGCATTTTTAGTCATTATGGATAGAGTAAAATCGAAAGTATATGGTACAGGAGCAAAAGTGTATTTCACACCTTCACCTGCTTTTTGATTTGAAAGTCTTTGACTTGAACTAATCTTTCTCTCTGCATCATATGTCATAGTATCCATTTCGAATGCCATGCGTGGGAGAGTGATAGCAGTTTCTTGGTCAAATTGTCCAGCATCAAGTCTTGCTAAAAACTTCTGTTTAGGTCCATATGAAATAGGTACTTTTCTTCTTTCAATTTCTGCACCTGCACTATCAAATCTTCTAACATAAATGTCATTGAAAAGATTACCGAAAACGATAACCATTTTTCTAATAGATGCATGATAAAATGTATGCCCTAATGCCATAATTTAATACTCCTCACTGAATGGGTTGTCTTCTGTAAAGTCAATAATGCTATCTGCGTCTGCTTTGAATGCATCGTTATCTGCACTAGTTTCAGGCATTACCATCGTTTCTTTAACACCAAGAACATAAGACGCACCAGAAGTATCGCCATTTACTGTTCCACCTGTATTAAAGTTACCATTAATTGTTTTGATTGTGAGAATTTTAGATGCTGGGTTCCAATCAGAAACTATTGCTTTTGCAGTAAAGTCTGCTAATGTAGCACCCTGATATATTTCTTCATTGATAGTATAATCGCCAGTACCATCACCTAGTGTTAGTTGAATTGTATACTGTAGTGCAGTGACTTCATCATCAATCTCTGCGACACCAGTATCAATCTTCTCACCATTGTATTCGAACAGTTCTGTAGATAGTCTGTAAATATATGTTTTACCAATCTGATAATACACTTCTTCATCTTCAACGAATTTGATTTCAAGTAGATTATCTGTGAGTGGGAAATATAGTAAATCGCCTTCTCTAGGTCTTGTGAAAGACATACCAGCGGCAGTTGCATCTTCTTCAAAACGAGAGTTTGCAACAACAAAATTTTGTGTATCTCTAATCTCTACGCCAAATTTAGACAAAAGGTCGCCGTCACCAGCAAAACCATCTACACCCTGTACATACATTTCAATAGTAAACTCATCTTCAAATGAAGAGTTTCTTACTTCATTAAAGATATCATCTACATGTGTATATTGTCGGGGAATGTACCTAATGTCTTGACCATAGATTTGTATGGCTTCAACTACTAGGTCATTAGTTAGAGATTGTTCTTCTGTGTTTGTGTAGAAATTAAAATACTGGTTCGTTGCCATTGTTGACTATCCTCACCCTGTATAGAAATCAACAGGCAACTCATGTGTTAAACTCATCTGTTCTTCAAGTTCTGCAATTTCTTGCTTTGCTTCTTCCAAAATAGCACGCCCATTCATTGTGACGCCTCCTGGAAGTGCAATACCCTCATACTTAGATACGTTCATACCCCATTGCTCTTTGATTTGTGCAGTTGCATATTCTCTTAAAAATCTATCGCCCCAAATTTGTGAGAATGTAGATGGGTCAATTATCTTATAGCATTCTACGATAACATAGTCATCCACAGAAAGATTGTCAGACCAGTCCATATCAATATGTACACGGTCAGTATGTCTTTCATGTCTGATTGGGTTCACACCATTAAAGAGGTCATCTAACATTGTTAGATGTGAACGCATTGTTACATATTCTGAAGCAGAGGCAGATGTAAAGTCAAAAACATCATTCAAATGCATTTGATAGCGAACATCAAACATGCTTGAAGATGAAGTTGCATTATCAACGCTCAAGACACGCAAAACCGAGGTCACACTATCGTCTACTGTGATGTATTCGTTGTCAATGTCTGTCTGAGTTATTTGGTGTTTGACATAAGTACGAGTAATAGCGTCAGAATGATAATCTTGAAAATATTCAATCGCATCATCTATTCTATCTTCTACTTGGTCAGGTGATACGTTAATTTGAATAACACCCTTGCCCAATTTTCTTAGGCAATATTCTTTAAACTCTGTTCTGCTGGTCGGTGTTGCCATTAGTTTCTATACCCTCTGAAATGCTGTTCTTATAATACTATTTAGTTCACGGAGAACCACCAGCAACAAGTTTGTGTGGGGGTTGCCCCCCACACTGTTTTGCTTTTTCTTAGGCTTGACTTTCAGACCAAGATATCTTACCAGTCACGAAGAATGGGTTAGTACCCGAAATGTCAGATGTTGACTGTGGCTGAACTGCGATAGTCAGCAAGTCAGGACCGTTCGGGAAGATACCGTCACCACCTAGAATTGAGTTACCAAGTTCAAGCAACTCGCCGAGGTCAATATCAAGTGAACCTGCAGAACCTTTTACTGCGTAAATGGTTGTTCCGCCAGTTAGTGTATCACCGTGGTCGTGGTCAATAATCTGTGACAACGATGGTGATTCCGCACCTTGGAAATCTGCTTTCGATGGAATCGAGTTCAGAATTAAGAAGATTTCAACGTCTTTCGAAGTAGTGATACCCGCTTGACGCAATCTCAACTGCATTCTGTTAATGATTTCACGCTCACCAACTGCACCAGTCAAAGCAGAATCCACAGAAGGTGAAAGTCTCAGTGACACTAGTGGGATTGGTCTGTCAAGTTCAATTGCTGTAACTTCACCATTGACCAATGTCGCCGCACTTGCAATGTTTGCAGTACCTGGTTCTGTGTTTGTCGCAGGATACGATGTAAACACTTTAGAAGTTGCACCGTCAAGTTTAACTTGTGTTACATATGTACCTTCAGGTAACAAAGACGAACCACTAACTGTAATCTGAGAACCGACAACTGTTGCAGTAGCGTTTGCTTCTGTACATGGGATTGCATATACGAACACACGGGAACCATTCAGCGTAATAACATCGAATGTTGATTCCGCATTGGATGGGAATGTTCTGCTTGCGCCGTTAGTAAATGCGAACGGTTTAGAGTTACGAGAGAACAAGTACGCTTTATCGTCATCAAATCTACCATCCATGATGATTGAAGTACCGAAGTGGAACAGTGTAGGCGCAGTAGTTGCGGCTGGACCGTTTTCAATCTCATAGCGCCCTGGAAGGTTACCAGAACGGAAGTAGGATTCGCCAAGTCTGTTATTGTGTACAAACTCATGCATGTAGCGGATATGTCCTTCACGGTCTTTGAAACCGAAGCGAACTTTACCAGCACCGTACCAAGAGTAGTCAGCATAACACATATGCAACTTGGTTGTATCAAGTTTAAATCCTGATGGACCTTGACCATTAGCAGTATCAATATTCCACTCACTCTGTGGTGCTTTACGGTTTTCAGTCTTAGTGACTTTAATACCCTTAGAAGTAATACCACGATAAGCAGGCTGTACGACCATTCTCAAGTCAGAAGATACTTCAACAATCTTATAAGACTGTCCACGAATTACAACTCTATCACCAGCAACCACTTGCGTAGTAAACGATGTGTCGTTACCAGTAATCACCTGAGAGTTTCTTGTTGCAGTAACAGAACCCGCCAACTGGAGAGTAGATGAACGTACAACAGCGGAGAGTGTATTACCATCATATTCGAAGAAGAATCCGTTTTGGTCATCAAACATACCTGCACGAACAAAACTATCTTGCCAGCCGTTTCTTACATATGTTGGGAACCCAGATGCTTTTGCTTCATCAGGAACTTCAGCCATTACATATTGGAACTGGAATGGAGTTGGTATTGCACTTACTGTGAATACACCATTATATGGGTTATTCGACAATGGTCCAACTGTAGCACCAGCAATCGTAACGGAATCACCAACTGCTAAGTTATGCTGTTCTTGTGTGTTCACAGTAGCAGTTGTAGTGCTTGACTTAATCAACGACCTCAAGATACGAGGTGGGTTGAAGTTGATTGCAAGCGAGTTCTGAATACCTTTACCTGACTGGTATCTGAAGTATTTACGAGATTGACGAACAATCTTACTATCAGGAGAAGTACCTGCCGTAATATCTACACCACCATCAAATGATTTATGCAAAGAATATCCATCAGGACGTAGCATAATCTGAGTAGTGAAGTAGTATGCAGAAGGTGTTGCTTGGTCTTCAGTTGGTGCATCAAACACACGAAGTTTTTCATCTGTCTGAATATCACGAACAGTTAAAGTATAAACATAGTCAGGACCAGTTACATAGATTTCATCGAAACGCTTGAACGTTGTCAAGAAGTTTGTACCAGAACCTGTAATTTCAACATTTCCGTCTTCGAATGTTATCAGACCAGAA